ACCTTACAATTCGCATATCTTTGGTTCCACTGCGAAGCAATTTCTTCGCACTCATTTTCATACATGCCCCTAACGTCGCCAAGCAAATCGGCATCTAAATCGTTTTCAGTTTCGGTGTTTTGACCTACTCTACCAGAATAAGCCTGAAAATCGTAATTATCCAACAACTGCATCATTAATTCTTGACGACCCGCGTAGCCTTGTGTGTCCTCATAAGAACCACCATACAGCTTAAATTTACTTAAGTCATATTTACCGTCTTTTTTCGGCAAATTTTCAATTTGTTGTTGTTGTGATTGTCTTGCCCACTCAACAACACGGTCTACAAAGCCGGGAATGGCTGCACCATATACGCGCTTTTCAGGCACAGCTAGATCTTGTGCACCTACTTCACTATTTTCTTGATAGCGAAATTTTCTAAGTCGAACGCGAGAAATAGGTATTAGTTCAGTGCTAAGCCCAACGTGACTGCCGCGTATATCATCAGCAAATACCTCACCTTCTTGAATTTCTTGTTCTGCGCTCTGAATATTGCTTGTATTTGTGGCGTAGAGCAACTCCTCGGTCTCCACAATATATGCTACCGCTCCGTGGCCCTGCGCTTCGGCTACAGCACATTTATAGTAAGATTCGTAAGCACCTTGGCGGCTAGCCGGAGAATGGCAAGACGTGATATTGTTAAAATCACTCATTCTAAGAACATCTATAGGATGTCGAGTAATAATAATCGAATATTTGTTCTTCTCGATCTGCAAATTTTACATCAAGATAACCCGGATTTGGTATGTAAAGTCTCATTTGGTTATATAATTGAAAAAATCTTTTAGCACCTTCGTCTCCAAGAGCTGCTTTTGAGACAGCTCCGGGTACTGTACCGGGATGTGTATACTTTTTGATGTCGGGGTTCCCATATCCTCCATCTGTGCGCCTGACAAGGAATCCGCCTAGACTATCATGTTTTTTAGGATTTTTTGCTTGGTGAGCATTTATTTTATCCAACAAAACCGCCTGTTTAGCTGTTAAATCGGCAATTTTAGCAAATAATTTACCAATTTTCATCTGAATTGTTTTTATTTTTGGCTTTACTCGCCCAATATCTAATAAATCTACGTCATCGACAAGCTCTCTTTTGGCAGCTGCTAATCCTTTTGGCCATTCTACGTCCCATTCTTGCTTATTGAAGAAATCTACGAATTTACCCAAGTCAGAATCGGTATCCATTGTTGGAAAATCAACAACAATGCGCATTTTTTCGTCAAAAACACTAGCAAGAGACAATTCGTCGCCGTCAAGGTCGTCTAATATGTCCTCGACCACGCGCATTTCGTCTTCGGTGACTTCGCGAAGCACTTTTTCACTAACAGGCACACAATTTGGCACCATTCGGTTGCCTTTTTTCTTCAAACCAGCCTGTTTATAGCCATCCCAACACTTTTCTTCTAATTTGTTGAGTAAAGCGGTGGTTTTTGCTAGAATTTGAGCATCATTTAGTGTTTTTTGACTCATTTACTTTCTTAATAGCCTCTCTCATGGATTTAGAACCGCGACATTTCCACTTTTTACGTGATAAGTCGTTAGCACAAGGTGGATTTTTGCACTTTTTTATCTTTGCAGAGCGAGCACAGTAAGCATCCCCCTTCTTAGTACCGGGTCTAATGCGATCTCCGCCTCCTTTCGCTTGTCCTTTCTGTCCAAATGAGCGACATTTACCATTTACACGCTTAGCGAAGCGCTTTCCTTTAGATGGTTTACATGGTTTTTTCTTTTTTTCCTCTAAAACTTCAACAATTGTATTCTCAATTTCGATCTCTAAAGCTTCTTTCTTGGAATTTCCCCAATTTTTAGCACCAACTTTGCGACATTTGACGAGAGCACCAGAAGCATATGCACTTGGCCATACTTTATAACGTGATTTTACTTTATTATAACACGCATCTTTCTTTCCAGACGACTTTTTCTTCTTTTTTTTGCGTTTTTTGCGTTTTTTCTCGTCAATTACCGCCTCAAGTTCTTCTTTGACCATAATAATAAGCTTTTCATTGTTTTTTCCGTATGTTTCGCAAGGATCTTTACCACAACCACAGTTCATGCCTTCTTTAAGCTCTTCATCAGGCGAATCATCAACAACTTTTTGCAATTCATCAGCTTGACCAGCATGCATTTTAGAGGCTTTTTTAAGTTGAGAAATAATATCTTTAATTTTTTCTTCATCTTCTTTAGAGTGTGCCTCTTCTAAGCCGTGTCTGTCGGCTTCTTCGGCGGCGTCCATGAGTTGGGCAACCATGGCAGCTAGCTGCTGAATCTCTTCAACTGATGGATTTTCGCTATCTAAGTCAGCTACTAATTGCATAAGGCGCCTACGAACTGACTCGGGCCTTTTGGCAATGCCAGCACTCGCTAAAGCTTGAGAAGCCGCAAGGCTGGCGGGGCTGTAGCCTCTGCCATCTGTTCTGATTTCCGAAATAACTGCTTCTATTTCTTCTTCAATAATTTGATATAAATCCATCTTGTATAATTCCTCATTTTTTTTAGATTTTTTAGCTTTCTTTCCCCATGATTTACCTTTTCCGCGCTCTTTACATGCGCCGGGAGTGGGCCTACACGCAGGATAGCGTTTTCTTTTTTCACCCGAAGAACGACCACAAGACTTGTATCCGCCCTTGCCATCGGGAGCGTTACAATCAACCCACCCTTTCTTTTTTCCTTTGGCGCCTTTCCGGCCAAACCAATCTCTTAAAGAGGATTCTTTGCTTGATTCTGAGCCGGCTTTTTTGCGCTTTTTCTTCTTCTCATCAATAGACCCGTATAAATCGTCCATTTTAATCTCCAAAGTACTTCTTCAATAAATAGATCGAATTTTTAGTATTGGCTTTTGTTTTAGCGACAAGCTCTTGGCTTATCTGGAATGTTTTCACACAATGCGGATAAAGCTAGATCTAAATTAAGGTTTTGTATCGGAGAAACCCAAACAATATTTTCGTGTATTCCGTCTCTTTGTACATCGATTCCCCACAAAATACCAACTTGATTACCATCTTGATCATAAACTACCGAACCACTGCATCCAAAAAAACCGTAAGTTTGAAGTATTATTTGTTGACCGGCTTCTGGTATTGTTTCATATCCAGCAACATGACCTCGAAAACTTAAAAGATTATGCCACGATGGGAATCCAGAGTATGTTATGCTATGTCCGACGGAAGCCAAACTATCAATTGGTTTCCACTTCATTGGTTCGTGGTATTCAAATTTATTTGGTAGGTATAAAACTGCAAGATCATGCAGAGGATCTTTATATACAAGAATTCCGTATTGCATCTCGCCCCCACCATTAATTAGGTAATTTTGACCGAGCGCTCCATCGGTAACATGGTGTGCTGTTAAGACTATTTGAATATCTTTATACTTAACTAGGCCACCACTACCGTGACCCCCGAGCGGTGTATAAATCTTAACAGAGGCACCTCTTACTTTTTTCTCAACATTAGTAAAAGTACTAGCAGCCTCAATTTGTTTCGTTGTGTGGCTACTGGAAAAAACAGCTTCTGCCTGCTCGCTTGGTGCAGCACTAACTGTTAATGTTAGGGTGCACAATAAAAATAAGAATAACTTTTTCATCATTTGTCCTCCAGATCTTGATTAATTAGAAAATGAGAACTTAATAAAGCAATATTAATTAACGATAAACACATTAAGTTAGTTGAAGCCGTAATTGCAGCCACACCAAAGAGGCATAAATTAATACCAATTGCAACCGAACAAATGGTGGTAATTATTTTATGCAAATTCAGCCCTCTAAATTACTTAGGTTCGATTAAAGTTATTTGACGTAGAAATTATCTCTACAGATCCCGCTTGAAATGTTTGTATTCTTTTTTCTTTAAGCAAATAAACGTTAACTTCTGGAAATAGTGTTATTTGTGAATTTTTTGGTTCACCTATAACAATACCATATTCGTGAGTAACTTCATTTCTTCCCCAGCCGGTTGTTGACCAGATTTCAACTTTTACGAGGTCTCCTTTCGAAATATACCATTCTACATTTTCATCTTTATACATTAGAAGTCCTGTTCGCTTTTATCAGCAGGGTAATGTGAAATCATCTCTACAACTATAGATAGTTTCAACCCCTCTTCTTCTAATATATTTGCGTGAGGAACTTCGGTAGGATCATGACTTTTGTTTATATTTTTGATCCATCTAACGTGCCAAAAATAAATATCGTCATCGAACATGTCGATTCTTCTCTCACGCTTGAGTAAAATTCCAACAAATCCGGTTAATTCATCTACTATTAAATCACCCGGAGATAATATCATATTTGAAATTATTTCATATAAACTCTCATCCATTATCTGGAAACTCCGGATTAATAACGAATGTTTTTGAGCTAATCAGATTAACCAAGCCCATCTCAGTATAGGGCTGCAGTCTCTGCACTATACCGTTAGTGCTCCCAGAAGCTATTTTACCGACCCAATATATATCCCATACCCAAATGTTGATATCTTTACGCTCGCTTGTCTCGGCTAAAATAGGATATCTTCTTAAGAGTACTCCAATATCACCACTGGTAGTATCTTGAAGAATATCTCCTATTTTAAGCTTAACATCCACATAATATATAGATGGTCTTAGGGTGTTAAACGTTGCCTAGCGCGGTGCGAGACGATACAGGCAGCAATATGTTCTTCAATTGTGCGGTTTGGCGAAAGATCAGTATTAATTATGCACACATTATTTGGGAGCATCAAAGTGGGAATGGGCGCGCCGGCCGGGCTTGGGGAACTATGAGGAACATTTGCCGGCGCCAGAGCAGGGGTTTGATAGATTTTTTCCGCCGAAATTTCCGTATTTTTTTCTTCGCTAGAATTTTTTTCATCCACCGCAGTGTCATGAGAATCGAAATCAGACGCAATAGCAGCGCATGCAGTCAATAATAAAAAAAATGTTATGTATTTCATACTAATACCCTTTAAAATGTACATAATTAGTCACACTATTTGTTGATTACCGTATAATGCCCGCTATTTTTGTGCACTACCCAACCAACTTTATTGATTTTAGGAAATTGCACTAACATCATACCGCTCATATCGTCAATTTCACGCACAAATCCTAAAGATCTATCGTTACGCCAGTTATCTTTAATCCATGAGCCAACGTTGGCATTAATATTGTTATGCAATTTTATACCTTGATTCGATCGATAATATATGGATGATGAAAAGAAAGATCTTTGTACAATTTTTTGATAACTTTCTTAGCAATCTCTCCGATGTCAGCTTTTGTATCTTTAGTTTTAAGCGTCTTTGCTATTTCATCAGCAAGAATAGACTTAAGTTCACGCTTGATGCGTTTATCTAATTCCGTACCGATCATTTTCCGAATATCCGACTTATCATCGGCAGTTAATTTTTCGTTTAAAACGGTAACTACAATTTCTTTAGATACGAGCATACAATAAATAGTCCATATTATACATTATACACCAGCTGCAAATTATTTGCAAGACATTCTGAGGAATTATTTACCGCTCATGAGGCCCTTAGCCGCATGTTCAACTAATATTAGGTGATCACCATTGAACATGCCTTGATCAATACCCGACATTATAGGCTGATTTGTCCAGTGCACCAAATACTCACGATTCGAAAAAGCTTCAATTATGATACCAACGTAACGGCCAAAGTCCGGACGCGTTATTGCAATGGAATAACGAAACTCCGGTGATAGGGTTACCAAGTCCCCTTTAGAAAACGTACGCTGTATGACCGCTGAATTCCATTTAGCCGGCTTGAACGTACTATTAGAACCACTTAACGGTATAAAACCGTCGCTACCACCATTGCTGCCCATACTCTATATAGACGCGTAGTAATATATTTCCACTTTTCCATCGGGCCGGCGCTCCACGTGGCCCTCCCAATTACACACCGGCATCGATGTCAAATCATCCAACGTAAACTCACGTGATACGCGCAGCGAATTGCTGCACATTGCATATCCGGTAGGTCCGTTGCATGACCACTTTATTGGTGCGGTACATTTTGGACATCGCCAAACCCTGACTTTAATGCGCTCCATATTAGTACGTATGTGCTAGCTAGCTTTACTGACCAACTTTAAATCCCGTACCCTGCAGTGACTACTAACCCTCCAATCTATAAACCACCTAACTGTGACGAATCGCAAATTTGGATTTACACGTATTACTATTCCCATATAATGCATTATAGGCCCGTTACTTCGACGAAGGCTAACAAGATCTCCGACGGAAAGCCGCTTATTTTTAATGCCCATCTGCATATTATATCACGTATGATAACTAGAAACAATCGGCTTATATCTAGAAAATTTTTGGGGGCATTTTTTGTCCTTTTTAATATCTCGAAAATTTCTTAGCGATCGTGAAAACGGGCTTAGCACCCAACACAGACACACTATATACAGAGACATATATTCCGGGTAGGGGGGTGGGGGGTACCCCCTTTGACGAAACATGACGTTACAATTACATTATCGTGTGATACATTATTTGTATCATATGTGTTACGGTATCAGTCAATCGGGTTTGGATAGCCTTTACTGTTATAGTGAATCACATATGTATACATTATAATCATACACACCGACCAAAAGACAAGGTTGTAACTACCATTTGCTGTCACACTGTATGTTTTATGTATTTTATTCTTTACTCTCGGCCACTTTGTTAGCAAACGCTTTGCATACTGTCGCATTTAATCCTCTCCCTATAAGGCAAACCTTAATTAAGTTATTGTAATTACTATGTTTTTTATTTGTGTTGTCGCACGCTGTAACACGGCGTTACAAGGGCCTGTGATCGTTGAAGAATCGCTGTCGCAACTTGTCGCATGCTGTCGCGTGAGTTTTGTAACAAATATGTTACGGTCGAAAAGACAAGTAATAACGCTATGTTACAGCGATTATATGTGACAATAAATGTTACAAATAGTTTAACGAACCCTGTCGCATGTGATGTTACGCTCTCGCTTGTAACACACGTTACACCTGCATTATCATAACACATACGTAGCCACTTGTCAAACAAATGTCAAAATAAATGTGCTTGACAGTGTGTGTGCGTATAGGTATAAAGCCCCACCGCCAATCTATCATAAATAGAAAACATAATATAGACACATACTTATGTCACATACCACAACGAACCACTTTGATCCACCATGAACCACTGAGCAGTTATAACGTACACTAACAACAAACCAAAACTATAACAGTGTCTATAACAGTGACTGTCTATTTTGTACTGGTGTATATTGTATTACTGTAAGTATTATTTTATGTATTACTCTTCTCGGCCAAAACCTCCAGCCGGTTTTCGTTCACGATGATCTGTTCACCAGCCTGACAGCCACCAGACAGCAACACACACCACTCACGGTCATAGTCGGGTAGTGGACCACCGAACTGTTCATAGTCGGGGGGAAAGTAAGAGTCATCCGGGTATTCTCTCGATCAAACCAACCTTATGACCATCGATCCGATCATAATCCAAGTGCGGGTGCAGACGGTTTCTGCGATTCGGATCTGAGTCGAGAACTCGCATGGACTCGCGGCGCTTGTGTGTGTAATCATAAATACGCACCAAGTCACCGGGTTTAATGTTACTGAGGTGTTTCATGTTACTCAATAACCTCGATGCGATTAATGTTATATTGGATCTGATCTCGCGACCCAACACGCAAAACGGTACGGTGTTCAGGGCGTTGATCGTTCGCAGTAATGATCCCAACAAAGTGGCGATTAACACTTTGGGGATCTTCACCTTGTTCGATATACCACTCGCGGGCCTTCCGTGAGAAGTCGTAAACTTTAACGAGGTCACCGGGTTTCATTGATTACCTCCAGATCCTTCGCCGGGTGGCTCGACACACCGGACTGCGACCAATGCACAACTTTAACCTGACCCCAGCCGGGAATCTCGCGCATAATCACGCCCACCTCAGACCAGCGAAAGCCATACTTGTCAGTATAGCGGACCAGATCACCGACTTTCATGCTACTGTTCTCCATTCTCAGACCTTCCGCGCCTTCATGATCCAGCGCTCTTCGACGGTCACCGTCTCCGCGCCACCGATGGGAAGCAGGCGATACCTCTTAGCGCCCTTACAAGCGCTCACAATCGCTTCTGCGTCCGTCTGGATGACGATGGCAGGCTTGCCGTTCAGGACGCGCCTGAGAGCGTAAGGAGAGCCGCTGCGAGGACGCACGTAGGAACCCACCGCATACTTAGCAGGCGCGTGGTGCTCACGGAGAACCTTCTGAGCGTACTTGTTCTTTACCATCTTGTTGTACTCTCCAACAGACGGCACGTAGGACGGATCGTCCTTCATCTTGGTAACCAACGAATGGAAGTAGTTGGCGTGACGGTAGTAGGCAGCGACCACCAGCGCATCGGAGCGCATGCCGTCCTTGTCGGCGAGGTAATCAGCCGCGAAGGAAGCACGTGCAGACATAGCGTCGTCATCGTGCTCCCTCTCGATCTTGGAGAGGATCTGTACCTGCTTCTCGGAGAGGTTGCGACCGGTCATGACCTGACCTTGAAGGCTGTTGATGAACCCGCGAGCCCACGAAGACTCTTCAGTGCGCTCACAAACGGCGTTAAGGCGCTCCAGCATGGCAGCACCCTTGGAAGCGTTGGCGGCGAGGTTCTCGGCGCTATAGCGCTCTTCCAGCGTCTTGACCCACCGCACGCGACCGGAGGACAGCGAGCCTCGACGGTTGACAACCGTACGGTTGTAGTACGCGAGAAGCGACTGAGCGAACGACTTATCGCGCATGGAGATCGCGGGGTTGTCGATGAGGTCTTGAAGGCGGTGACGGTACGTGCGACGGGGCATGTTTTGGATTCTCCGTGTTTGATTTACTTACTTAGACGTGCTGGGGCTCAGGAAGCGCCCATGGCCTTCAACTTGCGCTCAATCTTGACCATGCGCTTGACGAGCACAAGACCCGTCTGCGGGGTGCTGGTCTTCGCTCGCGCGCGAAGTTCAGACAACTCATCGCGCAGGTCTGCGATGTACTCGGCGCGGGATTGGTTGGGCGTGTATCGGCTCATGGGGCAACTCCTTGCTGTTTACGTAGTAAATATAACACACGGGGGCCAAAAGGTCAAGGGCGATCTTGTCAAGGGAATGTCAAGTCTCTTGACCCTCCTTCTCGGCACTCTCAGCGTCAAGCTCCGCGAGATCAGCGGCTACGTCTGCGAGGGTCATCTTGCGGGTCTTACGGAGCTTCGATGCAGCGCGATCAAGCTTGCCCCACCGTCGCGAGTTGGGCGGGTGCTTGCAGAGGTGGAGGTTATCGATTCCAAGCGCTCTGAGCCTCCTGAGAGACTCCTGAGCGGCTCGACGGGTATCGGGTCGGGTGAGGACCGTTTCACGCCCTGAGAGGCGTCCTGCGGCGTCGAGCGCTACGTGCGTCTTGCTGACGTAATACTTCATTCTGATCTCCAAGTGTGGTGGTGGTCGCCGGAGCGACCGGGGAAAGTTTAACGGACCCCTACGTGTCGATGCCGATCACGCGCTCGTTGGTCTGGAAGTAGGGCCGCGCGGCGCAATCCTTCGTGGTCATCCACATGCGCTGGCACTTGCTTGCGATGGGCTTGGGAGCCATCATATCAGTCAACACGATGTGACCGTCAAAGGCGCGTTCATTGACGTAGCGAGTAGGAGCGTTAAAGCACGTACCTCCGCACATAACGCGCTCAGTCTTCCGAGATTGGCCTTTCTTCCAAGTGTATACCTTGTCCTCGGCCACCTCGGTGTCGAACGGCACGACGGTAAACTCGGCAATCTCAGCGAGTTTGTTCAACTCGGAGAAGAACGCGGTGAGCATGCGATCATCCACAGACCCCGACTGGTCGATGGAGATAGCGATCTTTGCCTGACGGCGCACACGCTTGCCGGGGTGCATACGCGGGTAGCGCTTGTTGAGCCGACGCGGAGTAGAGCGCTTGTCGGAGCGCTGAGAAGTTTTAACGAAGTATCGGAGCACCTTGCGCCAGTCGATCTTCGTAGCAATACGCTCCATGATCTCGGTACGCATGCCATGGGACACAGAGCCCCAGTTGCGAGACTTCTCGGCTTCCTCGGCAGCCTTCTTAACGGCGTCTTTGAGCCGCTCCTTGGCGATCTCCTGCGTCGTAGCGTCACCCTCGCCGAACTCATCGTGTGAGTCAAACGAGTCAGCGCCACCGAACGGGTCTTGACCCTGACCACCGGAACCGTCGCCGTCTTCGCCGTCACCGCCCTGCTGACCGTCACAGCCGTCACCTTCGCCCTGCTGGTCCTGCATGTCCTTCAGAGCGGCCAGATACCACTCGTAGGACTTACCAGCCGGAAGGTGCGCGAAAGGCCCCTCACCGGGCAGCACGCCCTTCATGGGCTCGCCGCTGGGCATGACGGGGCCGGGATCAGCCTCACACGGCAACTTGCCGCTCATTTCAGGCAGACCGTTGATCGCGAGG